AAAGCTTCCAAACGTATTGTTTCAATTCACACATCATCTTTTGACAATATTTTTGCTGACAACAACGAATTAATTTACATTGTTATTCAAGGCAAAAAAACATTTTTGGTTAACAATGAGGGTTACGGATATTCAAAATATTGGGTAGAAATAATTGGATATTAATTTAAAATAATTTTGCAGATTAAAAAAAAACTTTTATATTTACACTAAACAAATAAAACTATAATTATGAAATTTACATTTAACAAAACAAAAGAAAAAGCATGGATAACTTTCATGGACGAATCATGGTCAACTGAATGGCACCCAGTAACAGATGTGCTTGGCAATCATTTGGATTGGTCAGAAGATATTATGGACCATTGCAGAAAACAATTCAACGATAGAAACAATTGGAGAAGTTTTGGTATTGCTCGAACTTCACAAATGTTGTTGGATAATACAGAAAGAGATAATTTATAAAAATTCATATCATGACAATTAAAGAAATTAAAACAGCTGTCGAAACACACGACAAAGGCAATAAATATTTTTTCAGCAAATCAACGTTAAAATATTTTGGACAACGTTTGTCAATGTTTCGTGTCAGCCATATTGGTGGAAATGATTTTATGGTGTCATGTCCCAGCTACGATACCGAAGGACGTTACATGGGAAGCACACAAAGAATTTTTTTGGCAGACCAGAATAAACTTATACATTTAAGCGAATATTAAAATTAAAAATATGGAAAAACAAATATTAGAATTATTGGAAACAATTTTGGATTTAAGAAAACAAGAAAAAGACAAAATTAAAAACGTTAAAATTTTTGAAAGGTCAATTGACGTAATGTCAAAAACAAAATTAGACCCAATTTATGCTTTGAATTATATAAATAAAAGCACAAACAAAATAAAAAAGTGGGTTAATTTTTTAGACGATTCAAATGATTTAATGATTAATGAAATTCAAAAAGCAATTAACACAATTAAAAACAAATAACATGAAAGATTTAGTAAAAACATTTCCAAAATATAAAATGAATTTGCGACAAATTGGGCCTTACATTTGGTCTTATGCTTCGCCAGTTGCATTGGTTGACAATGACGTTTTAATTATTCAACGTGGGTTTAAAAAATATTCCCCAACAACATCGAAACATATTAATTATGTTGCTGAATATTTAAATTTATACAAAATTTATCTTGACGATAAAAAATAAATAACTAAATTTAATTCGTCTAATTTGTTATAGTTTTCTCATTAGATGTTTTATTTGTTTGCTCCTCACTTAATTGTGGGGAGTTTTTTTTTGGTATCTTGCCAAACAAAAATTGATAAATATTTATTTTTCCGATTACAATCATAATTTAAATGGTTGTCTTGGCGAATATAAATTTGCTGTCATGGCAATGGAACATGGTTTTTTTGTGTCGTTGCCTTTATTGGATGCTTCGCCATACGATTTGCTTTTGGACAATGGACGTCAAGTTTTCAAAATACAAGTAAAATCCATAATTAACAGAAAAAAACAATTGGATAAAAATAGTGTTCAAATCAATGTTCGTTGTGGAACAAAATATTATCAAAAACATGAAGTCGATTTTTTTGCAATATATTATAAAGAAACAAACGGGTTTTTTATTATCAAAAATAATCAACAAAAAAGCATACGAATAAATCCAAACGGAAAATATAGAAATAATTTTAATAACTTTACGGCATTCTATTAGTATTTTGTTTTTCATAAGGGAAAGGAGTGTTTAATTTTAAATGCTCCTTTTTTTTTATCTTTACAAAAAAAATTATTTATCATGAGGCAAATCCAAATAATATCAGAAACAGGAAGCGAACTGGTTTCTTTATCCGAAGCAAAATTTTATTGTAAAGTCGATTACAACAATGACGATGGATTAATTACACGAATGATTGAACAAGCACGAGTTTGGTGTGAAAATTATATTAGCAAAGATATAATGTCAAAACAACGTAAATATTTTTTGCCAAAAACAAATGGTCTTTTTGATTTGCCATTTGCTCCTGTTAACACAATTGACGAGGTTAAAATAAATGGAACGACATCAACAGCATATGAAATTATTGGATTAAATAAAGAAACGTTGGAATTAAATTCAGGAGAAAATGAAAAAGTGGAAATAACATATACGACATTGGGTTTAAATGACAATTTAATAAAACAAGCAATTTTACAGCTGGTTGGAACGTATTACGAAAATCGAGAGGATTTTGTCGTTGGTTATTCCATAAATGAAATTCCTACAAATGTTAAATCCATTCTGTCATCATTTAAAACTATGTTTGTATAATGCGAAATAAAAGAAAAATCAGAATTGGAGAATTGGACACACGAATTATGTTTTTAAAAGAAACGGTTGTTGCCGACGGCTATGGTGGTTTTACCTCAACAGGAAATGACACAATTTATCCATTATGTTGGGCAAAATTTGACTTTACAAAATCAGAAATAACTGACGAATTTGGCGAATTACAAAATCAAATTGTTGCTGTTTTACATATTAGAAAAAAAGCATTAACAAATGGATTGACAGATTTACCAGCTGGTGCAATGTTTAAAATTGACGGCACAAATGATTTATATAAAATCAATGAAGCATATGAAAGTGATTATAAAGATTTTTTTAAAATAATTGGAACCAAAGCGATATGAAACCAGGTGTAACAATGATTGCCAATCCAAAAGACATGGCACGAGCAAAGGCACGTTTAATGAAAATAAAAGCATTTTCTAAAAAAGATTTGGCAACAACAATTGCCACAACAATATCTTATATTGGTGGAAAAGCAGTATCACGAGCACCAGTTGCTGGAAAGGGCAAAAGTGGTAGCACGTTACGAAAAAGCATTGAAACAGGTATTTCAGGAACAAAAGCATATGTTGGATTCAAGGCAGAATATGCTCCTTATGTCGAATTTGGTACTGGTGGCAAAGTTGATTTGAAACATTTAAAAGCATTAGGCATTCCAGATAGTTATGCCGCACAATTTAAAGGTGCTGGAATAAAAGATGTTAATTTAAAAGCACGTCCATTTTTATTTAATTCGGCACGTGAAGGAATTAAATTGATGAGTTTAAAATTAAAAAAGAAATTAGCACGATTATGATTGGAACAATACAATATATTAGAAAAAAAATATTTGATGCTTTAAATGGAAATATTACTTATAATTCAGCAACGATTCCTGTATATAATAAAGTTCCAACACGAACAACATATCCATTTATAAAAATATATAGTGAATCAGAAGAAACGTCATTTTTAAATCAATCGAAATTCATTACAAGCACAATTACAAAAATCGAAGTTGTTGACAGGACAAAGGGCGATGCTGGTGGAGAATTAATTGTAAATTTTATTGTTACGGAAATTTTGGAAATTATAAAAAGCAATGTCAACAGCAAATGGGACATGTCAGACATTACATTGTCATCAGGCAGTTTAAATGCCATAACAAACAAAATAAATAACATAAATTATTTAACGACTGATTTGCCTACATTTTCATACCAACGAGCAATAATTGAAGTTGAAAACGTAATTGAAAAAATATAAATAAAAAATTGCTAAATTTGCAGATATGAAAAGGATTTGGAAAATAATAAAAACAGGTATAAAAACAAGATACGAGAATATAAAATTAAAATTAATTCGGTGGTGGAATACCAATTTAAATAAATTATGTATTAATTGCACGTGCCGAGTTTATAAAGCAGATTTTGAAAACTCTAAATGTTGTGATTGGTCATGGCGCAAAAAATAAGCGAAAACACCGAAGTTAAATTGGATTTAAAAACCATTGGAATGATTATTGGATTTACAATTTCATTAGCAACAATGTGGTTTACTTTAAAATCAGACATAGCACTTGCTATGGAAAGACCAGTCCCCCAAGTAACAGCAACCGAATTTCAATACAAAGACGAGATAATCAGAAATGCCATTATGGACACACAGGAAGATGTAAAGGAAATGAAAGAAATTTTGTCTAAATTAGAAGCACGTGTTTATGAATTAAATAAATAAAAATGAAATTTGGAATAGCATTAGCATTTTTGTCCATGTCAATGACGACATTAGCACAAAATTATAAAGATGGAATTTCAATTGTTCATTTTTCTGCCGATTTTATATCCGACAAAATACCATTAGACGATTTTAAAAAACATAACACGTTTAATTTTTTAATTGAAAAAGACAAAAAAATCTTTGACAAAGAACAAATTAAATATTTGCCAACAATTATTTTATATAATAATGGCGATGAGATAATTCGAGTTGAAGCTGGTATTTCCCTAAAATTACCTGACAACACAATCCAAATAATTAGCGAACACATAGACGAAATATTGTCTAATAAATTTTAACCTATGAAAAAATTATTTATTTTATTTTTTATTCTTTTAATTCAAAATTGTTATAGCCAAAAAAAATTTTTTGGGAAATTATTAGAATATTCTACAATTTACACATCATATTCCGACACAAGTCCATTATTTCAGCCTGAAACGTTTTTTGTTACACAAGGTGGGGACGTTGTAAATATAACACCAGAAATTTCAAATGATTATTTGGTTACTTTTGGTTTAAGAAAAATAGCACGTTTCGATTATGAAAACAAACAAAATAGATTTTATGACGGAAGCGAACAAAACCAATCTTTAAATGCCAATTATTCGTCAATTCGTGGATTAGAATATTTGTTGCAATATTCCAAAGGACAACAACAAAATAGAAAATACCAAAACGAAAGATATTTTGTTCGATATTCAGCAAAATGGTGGTCGTCAAAAATTGAAATCCAAAAAAATGGATTAATAAATTTAAATTATAAATCGGCAGATTTACGTTTTAGGTTGCCAATAAAAAAATTGTCTTTGTCGTTGGGTGCAATGATTCGCACACACAAACCATTTGGGTTTTTACCAATCGACAATTATTTAGAAACTAAACCATGGTGGGAATTAGCCTACGATTATGGATATATGGATTATTATTATGGCATTGATTATGACAATGACGGACAATTGGACAATTTTGATTGGTGGTGGGCAAATGACGAGGGCGAAAGAATTGCTGACACCGATTTGGATTTTAGACGAAACATTTATCAAAATATTGTCAATGATTACAACAGGACAGAATTAAATAAAATTTCAACATTAGGCACATTGTCGGCTGTTTTCGGATTAGATTTCTACCATTACAGAAAATCGTTTTATGTCCATTCGTGGGCAAATGTTATGCCGATTCATAAACATGTAATTGGGGACGAATTATATTCTTACGAATTATATTTTGGTGGGGATAATTGGTTGGATTACAACGTTGGTTTTATGTTTGGTTGGGACATTTCCAAAAAATTGTCTATTTTTACTGAATATGAAAACACACGTTTTTGGGATAAAAAACTTAAATATCTCAAAGCTGGATTAAATTACAAATTATGAATTTAAAATATTTTAATGTTTCTGAATTTGACAGCCCAGACGAAAAAGGTAGTGGAATAAATATGTGTCCTGATTTTTTAAAATTGTTGGACATTGTTAGGGAAAAATTTGGAAAACCTATGAAAATTAATTCTGGTTACAGAACACCGGAACACAATGATAAAATTGGTGGTGTAAAAAATTCAAGTCATGCCAAAATTCCATGTAAAGCAGTTGACGTTTCTTTAAGTGCATCAGCTGACAGGTGGAAATTTATAAAAATATGTTATGAATTAGGAATCACACGAATTGGAATTGGAAACACATTTGTTCATATTGATTGCGACACAGAAAAACCTGGTAAATTAATGTGGGATTATTACAAAGGAGCAAACAGGCGAAGCAAAAAATGAGCGATAAAAAAAAATTCAAAGACACAAAAGTCGGAAAATTTCTTTTAAACAACGGCAGTAAAATTGGCGATGCTGTTGCTGATTTGTTGCCGAATCAAGGTGTTTTAGGAGTTGTAAAGAATTTAATTGACAAAGACGACACAATGCCTCAACAAGACAAAGAAATGGCATTAAAACTATTGGAAATGGATAAAACTGAAATGGAACAAATTTCAGCACGTTGGACAGCAGACATGACATCAACAAGTTGGTTGTCAAAAAACGTCAGACCATTGACATTATGTTTTTTTTCTATTGCTTATATAATTGGTTGGTATTGTGGTTATGAATTGGATTCTGTTGCTGGAGTGCTTTCTTTAATTGTGGGAGCATATTTTGGAAGTCGTGGAATCGAAAAAGTTATGGGAAACAACCGACACAAATGATTGAATTTTTAGAACATTTTTTTGGCATATGTGGTGAATCACATTTAAATATAAATCACATTATTTTATTTTTTGTGTCGTCATATTTAAGTGGAATTTTTTTATATTATTTAATTAATGGCAAGAAAAAATATAGTAAACAAATATAAACCACCCAAAAAAAAATCACACCCACACAGCAAAAATGCTTCGAGGTTAAAATCCAGCAAAGGTTATAAGAAAAAATATCGTGGACAAGGTCGTGTTTAAATTTGCTATATTTGTAAAAAAATATTAACAATGGGATTGAAAGACACCGCATTTTTTGCTTGTATTGCATCAGCTTATAAAACTGGAAAATTATACAGCATTCAACCGACAGGTGGAAGTGGCGATTTGGATTATTCTGGAAACGTGGTAACAAAACGTAACGACAGCATGGGACAAATCAGAGATGTGGCACAAAATGTTCCAAGCATGAACTATCGAATCATGGACGGCGAAGTTGCTGGATTTCCTGAAATGGACATGCCAAAATCAAGAACAAATTTTTTAAAATATTCTGAAAATTTAAATTCAAGCTGGAATTCTATTAATGTAAATTATAATGTTGGAATGACGGCATCCATAAATGTTACTGGTGGATTCGGTGTAAATGTTATGACTGAAACCACAACAAGTAACGTTTCACATTTTATGTCCCAAACAATTACTGGAATAACATCAGGCAGACGTTATTGGTTTTCTTTATATGTAAAACCGATTCAACGTAATATAATAAGAATCCAAATGTCAAATGCTACAAATGACGTTTGTCAATTTTTTTTAAAAGAAGAAAGTGTTAGACAAACCGATGCTGGGGACGTTGCATTGGGTGGACAAAATGGTAGAATTTTAAAAATGCCAAATGGTTGGTATAGAATTTCTTGTGCATTTGTTGCCAATTCATCGGTAGGAACAATACGAATCTTAATACAAAAAGAAGTCAATGGGGTTGTTTCAAGCACATATACTGGCGAAAATGGAAAAGGATTTTACCTTTATGGCGCACAATTGGAATCAAATCCAAATACCAGCGCAAATGTTGGACCCAGCGCTTTAATTGCAACACAAGGGACAGCAATAACGAGAACAAATCCAGTTTTACAATCAAATGCCATTATAGGTTTTCCAACATTTTTTCCAATATCGGTTTATTGGGAAGGCAAAGTTGACCGACACGACACACAACAACATGTTTGGTCTTTGTTTAAAACAGGAGGGTTTCCAAATAATTATTTGTCATTAGATTTTAATTCAAATACTAACTTAAGAATTAGACGTTCATCTGTTGGTTATGGTCCTTTTGTTGGAACAGCAAATTTTGTAAATCTAAGAAACGATTATTTAAAAGCAGTCGTTGTTTTTAAAGACAATCAAAATTATGCTTTGTATATTAATGGTCATTTAATTGAAGGTTTTTCTGGCTCATTTATACCATTTGAATACGATAGAATTAGAATTGGATGTGGGTTAACAGACGGCAACGATACTGGACAAAGACAAAGTTTTAAACAACTTTTAATGTGGAATAGAGAATTAACCGAAAATGAAGCAATTGACGTTACAAGTTATAATTCATATGCCGATTTGGCAAAAGGCGGAAATTTTAAATTAGTTTAATATGGCAGAAATAAGAATTGGAAACGGCAAATGGGCAATTGGAAACGAGACCTTAATGGGTTATGGGACAACAAACAATAAATATAAACCAATCCTTGTTGACGGAAAAAGGTTTAGTGGAAAAACCACCAAAAATAAAAATAAAGAATTAACACAAATAACAAACAACACACCTTGTGTTAATTACAATGTTTCAAATCATGGCGCATTGGATATCCAAAATCAAGTAACAATTTATTCCAAAAACAGCGAAAATTTTGACAATTCATTGTCTGAATATTTTTTAAGTGGTGCTGATGTTAATTTAGTTCAAGGCACAAATAGTCCAAAAAACGACATACGTTTAAAATCCGATGCCAATGAAGAATTAATGCAAATATCAAAATTGACAAAAACAGGTTTTGGTGGTGGTGCTGGTTATTTACAATACTCAGAAACAGCAACATCTGGACAAACGTTTAGCATTTTTGCCAAAGCTGGAAGCACAAATTTTTGTGGTATTGCCTTTGGAATAAATGGAATTGCTATTCAAGATGTTTTAACCGTTGATTTGACAAATGGCAATTATAATTTTGATAACACAAATAATATTGTCGATAAAATACATGTTGTGGAATATTTTGGTGATTGGTATAGAATAAATATTTTATCACAATCCACAAGTGGAACATATTTATATCGTGTTTTTGCTCCAAATGCCATTAACACAAAAGTTTCAGACAATGGAAATTCTATTTTTATAACTGGTTTAAATTTTACAAGGGACAAATGTTTATTGCCATACGTCAATACATATGGTTTTACGTTAACAATTCCAAGGGACATCATGCACAGAATTGGAAATTGTCAATTGTTTTTGCCTTTAAATACAGCGAATCCACAACGTGGTTTGACATGGACAATGAAATTTTATCCAACAGAATTAATCCCCTCAAGATATATTTGTTTAGGACAAACAGGTATGGATGTTGCTTCATCAGTAGATAAATCTGTGATTGTTTGGAATATGTTAAGTCTTGGAAGTGGAAATTTTGATTTACGATTTGAATATAATTTAGGCAGTGCTGGTTATGTTTATGGAAGCTCATTTGTTGTTGCCAATATATCAGACACAACATTAAAAATTGGACAAACATATCATGTCGGTGTAACGTTTGAAAATGGCAGATTAAGATTGTCTTTAAATGGTAGTGATGCCAATATTTTAAATAATGGAAGCACACCTAATAGTGGAAGCATGACATCATATTTTGCTCCTGTATTAAATGATAGTTCAACAAATCGAGAATTTAATGATTTAAGATTTACTAAAGCAAATGTTGAAAATCAACCAATGCCAGCAGGAATTATTGACACAGCCATTTATGATAGGGCAATGACACAATCAGAATTAAATTCTTTAACTTTACAATAAAAATAAAATTATGTATCATAAAAAATATGAATTTGATAGCAAAGAACAATTTGAAACGTTAAAATTAGATGTGCCACATATGTTTGAAAAAAATCAAAATGATGAGGACGTTTTTGTTTATACGTGTCAAGATTTAATTGTTATATTAGACGAATTGCCATTGTCGGAACCTGAATTAGATGAATTTGGAAATATTGTTGGTGATGTTGAATGGTCTGGAAAATATCATGTCGATGCTTTATGGATGGACGAAGCGAATGAGCCTGACAGCTGGAAAGAATATTTTATACAATTAGACAACGTTGGTGTTCATGGATTTGCTGGTGTAAATTATATAGAAAATAATTAATATAAAATTGTTATATTTGCTATAGTTTAATTTTTTAAAAAGAAAAAAAATGGCAAGCAATGTTTTTAACGGAACAGATTTATTATTAAAGATTTCAGCTGATAGTGGCACACCAACAATTATTGGACATGCAACAACAGCCAGTTTATCATTGAGTCAGGATTTACCTGAAGCAACAACAAAAGATAGTTCAGGTTTTGCAGAACACATTTCTGGACTAAGAAGTGGCGAAATTTCATTTGAAGGTCTTGTTAGTTATACTGATGCACAAAACGTAAAAGAATTAACTGAATTTATAATCAACAGAACAAAAATTGATTGGACTTTGGCAACATCAACAAGTGGCGACCAAATTTTAAGTGGCGAAGCATTTCTTGCTAGTTGTGAAATTTCAAGTGAAATGGAAAGTCCTGTTACTTATTCAGGCAGTTTAACCGTTACTGGAGCAATCACATCAGGAACTGTATCTTAATAATAGAATTGTAATACATTATGAATAAACAAAGAGGTTACTATACCACTAATTTGGGTGGTAAAAAAAGAACGTTACATTTCAGCTTCAATTTTTGGGCAAATTTAACGGATATTTTAGGCATTCCGTTAGACCAAATTGGCGAAATATTCGCAAATGGTTTTAATATGAAAGGTTTCCGTAGTATTATATATTGCGGAATTCTTGCATATGACCAAGAAAATGGACATGAAATTGATTACAACGAATTTATGGTCGGCGCATGGTTGGACGATTTGAAAGCAGATGAAATGGAAAAAATTATGAAAGCAATGGGCGAAACAAGAATTTTGGGCAATGACATAAATATGGGCATTGAACGAAACACACCACAAAAAAAAACAAGCAAGACCAAACCAAAGGCCTAACATGGTCTAAATTACTGGATTATTATATTGGACAAATTGGTATATGCCCTGATAAATTTTGGACATATACGTGGAACGAAGCACAATTAATTGCTGAATCATATCACATAAAACAAAATTATGAATGGGAAAGATGTCGTTACCTTTCCACCATGATTTACAATGGCAATGCTCAAAAACGAAGTCAATTAATTCAACCAGAAAAATTATTTAAATTACCACAGGATAAAATTAAACGTCCACAAGCAAAACCACCGACAGCTGAACAAACACGAATATTTGCTCAAAAGGTGGAAAATATCAAAAACAAAAAAATTCTCAAAATATAGTATCTTTGTCAATAACATTTAACAATTTGACTTATGATTGGACAAACACTTCGGTTTAATTTATTTGCAAACACAAAACAATTTAATGTAGCATTAACTGCCGCTTCAGCACGTATGAAAGCATTTGGTGCTTCCATGGTTGGTTTTGGAATGCGAATGATGAAAATATCAGGACCCCTTGCTTTAATGGGTGGTGGTGCCATGAAAATGGCGGCTGATTTTGACAAATCAATGACGAAAATTAAAACGTTGGTTGGACTTGCTGGCGACCAAGTTGATGCAATGGGTGTCCAAGTAAAAGCATTGTCAAAAAATATGGCTGTCGATAGTCGTCAAGCGGCTGATGCTTTGTTTTTTATAACGTCAGCTGGTTTGGAAGGCAAATTGGCAATGGACACATTGGCGGCTTCAATGAAAGCATCGGCATTGGGATTAGGCGAAACCAAAACCGTTGCAGATGCGGCCACATCGGCACTTAATGCTTACAAAGGCGGAAATTTAACAGCATCAGGTGCCGTTGACGTTTTAACAATGGCTGTTAGAAAAGGTAAATTGGACACCGAAGCACTTGCTGGAAGTATTGGAAAAGTTATTCCAATTGCTTCAAATATGGGTGTCGAATTTCACGAAGTCGGAGCGGCTTTGGCTGCAATGTCAAGAACAGGAACAACTGCCGACATTGGTGCCACACAATTAAAAGCCATAATGAAGTCGATTCTCGACCCAACGTCTGAAGCAAGAAAAATGCTTACAAAATTGGGAACGTCATCGGAACAATTACAGACGATGTTGGGCGAACAAGGCCTGTTGTCAACTTTGAAATTCTTGTCGGCAACATTCCGAGATAATGGCGATGCTCAACAAGTTGTTTTTGGAAATTCACGTGCTTTAATGGGTGTCATGGATTTAATGGGCAAAAACATGGCAGACACCGAACAAATTTTTGCTGACATGACCAAAACAGCTGGTGTTACTGACGAAGCATTTAAAACGTTGGAACAATCGGCAGAATTTAAATTACGTAAATCAATAAATAATTTAAAAACAACATTTTCAGAATTTGGAAATTCAATAATGCAAGTTATAGGACCAGCATTAAGCAAAATTTTAAATTTAATTTCTGGTTTGTTTAATGCTTTTAGACGTTTGCCAGCTGGAATACAAAAAGCAATTATTGGTGTCATGGGATTGGTTGTTGTTATACCTTTAATTTCGATTGCTTTTGGTGGTGTTGTTTCTGCATTTGGAACAATGATTCCAATTATAACTGGTGCATTGTCATTTTTGTTATCCCCAATCGGATTAATCATTGCTGGAATCGTTGGTGTTTCTGTTGCAATTGTGAAAAATTGGGGTGCTGTAAAAGCGAAAATTGTTGAATTTGCCAATTACTTTATTACATTATATAACGAATCGGTTGGATTTAGAATTGCTGTCGAATCCATAGCATTGGTTTTTAAAACCGTTTTTGCTTATGGAAAAATGCAAATATTAAACATGATAGCATACATTAAAATGATTGGTGGTTTTATTGCCGACATTTTTGGAAGTGCTGGAAAAATTATTAAAGCGGCTTTTACATTAGACCGAGAAGGACTAAAAAAAGGTTTAAACGAATTAAAAGGCAATTTAAAAGAAACGTTCCAATCAGGAATGGACGAAGCAGAATATAACGTTACTAATTTTGCCGATACAACACGAAAAAATATCCAAAAAGCATTAAAGAATGTTATAAATCCAAGTGAGGTTGAATTGGTTGACGAAACAATTTTTGACGGATTTGAAAGTTGGATGTCGGGTAAAAAAGATGATTTTATGAATTTATTCTCATCTCTCAATCCATTAGGCAACATAACAATTCCTGACGGCACATTAACTGGTGGTGGCGATGACGGAAGCGGAAGTGGAAATGGTGGCGGAAATGGTGGTGGAAGTGGCTCAAGTGGTGGTGGAAATGACGCAATCACAAAAGGCGAAAAATTAAAAAACATGATGGAAGAAATTGGCATGACAAGTCAAGAAATGCAACAATCGGTTAACGATAGTTTTAACCAATTGTCAAATTCGGTTGTCGATTCTTTGGGCATTGCTGGAACAGCGATTGGCGATTATGTAACAAAATTATTGAACATGGTTACAGAAACAATAACTGGAAACATGACGATATTAATGAGTGAAGAACAAAAATTAGCACACAAACAAGCACAAACCACAGCAGAAATTGGATTGGAAAATACGTTAGCAACAACAAAACAAGTTTCGACAGCACAGGGCATTGCTTCAAATGTGGCAAAGGTTGCTTCCGATACGTCAACGGCTGGCGCAAGTATTGGGGCGGCTGGTGGTGAAGCAACGGCAGATGCTGTTTCCGGTGCGGCTAAAACTGCCAAATCATTTGGTCCAGCTGCGGCTTTTGTTTTGCCAATTTTAATTGCTGGTGCCATTACGTTAATAACCAAAGCAATGAAAAAAGCCAAAAAATTTAAAACTGGTGGAATTGTGTCAGGAACGACATTGGGAATGGTGGGAGAATATCCTGGCGCAAGGTCAAATCCTGAAGTTATAGCGCCATTGGATAAATTAAAAAACATGTTGCCACAACCACAAACACCACAAATGGCAATGGGCGGTAATTTTACTGTTGATGGACAAGATTTAGTGTTAGCATTAGGACGTGCCAATGAAAATGGCGAAAGACTTTAATTATGTCATACCAAGATATTTATAATACACGTTACAGATTATTTTTTTCTGACATTGACGGAAATCCAAAAAGGTTGGATATAGACCAAAAAAATTATCCAAAAATTACTAATGTAAATTTAAGTTCTGACAGAATACAATTAAGTGATGAAAATGATGTCGCTTTAAATGCAAATTCTTTGCCTTTTATAAACGAAATAACTTTAAACAATAGCGATTATAATGCAATTAAAAACCAAACGATAGGTTATGAATTTAATACTGGTGCTTTTAGTGTCAATGGAAGTATTGGATATTTTAAAGTGTTGTTTATAGATAATAATGACGATATAAATTCAATTGTAGTAGGTGTCAATGATGATGACGAAACAATAAGTTTTCAATATGCAACAACATTAGGCCCAAATTCAAGCGAAACAAAAGGCATTACCAATATTGTTGGAACAGGAAATCCAGTTGTAATAAATTATTCCAGTGGCGACATTTTGAAAAAAAATATTTTTGGAAGCAAAATGACGATTAATTTATTTAAACAATTTGACGATGAATTTGTTCCATTTCATGAATTTCCAGAAAACGAATTTAAAATCAGATTATATAATGGCATAAATAAATTTCAATATCATAAATTAAATATTTTATGTCCAACAACAAATTTTTTAACCAATCCTGACGACCTATATAATTATAGGGAAAGAATTACTAATGTTGAAGACAATTATATTTGTGAAGTTCCTGACAATTTTTTAAATGACGATTTCCAAGAATATGCCACGAATAAAAGCAAATTTATTGAACGTGTTTTATATGACAGCGGTGTCATAGAAAATGAAGATGCTATTTTGTCAAATGATTTTGAAGAAATTAAAGAACCATATTTCCAAATGTATTGGCAAGGATATTTGGTTGCCGATACGTTCAAAGAATCTTTTAAACCATATCCATATAAAATACAATTGACAGCATTAGACATGTTGGCAACAATTGACAATTTTAAAATTAATCCATATGGTTATAATCGTTTGGGTGGAGAACAATCTTACGGAAGTGATTTAATGTCAAATCAAACTTTTGACACCATAGACATATTGGGCAGATATTTTTTAAATCAACCGATTAGTCCGTCAAATTATACAGGACAATCGCCAAATTTAGTGGGTCCAATAGATAGTTTATACCAATATATTTTTGTAGAAATGGACAACAAAACCGAAGGTGTTGACATTGTGCAAACAACACGTTTGTCAGGTAATTTTAATTACACAGGATTTTCCGACAGGTTTACTTATTTAGGCACAAGTTATGGGCGAGATAACACAATTGGACAAGACGGAATATTTGACACAAATTATAATGTGTTGGACGGAAAAGCAATTGTAAATAATTTATTGAGATATAAAAATGCCAGAATTTATCAATCGTGGGGACAAGTTGTTGTGTCATTAATTGGCACAAACAATCGTGTTGTTAGAGATGCGCCAAGTGCTCAAAATGCTGTAACAGGAAGTTTGGCAATGAATTTTGGTTTATCAGCTGACATTACAAATTACATGAAAAATCCAACAGCACACACAAAAAAATATTATAAAATAGCACAACGTGAACAAACAGGCACAGGAACATTACGTGGAATGGTTAATTATATTGGATTTTTTGGGCAACCAATGAGCAACAAAGTTCGTCAAGATTTACAACCAATTAAAAATGATTTTAAAGTTGAATATTTGGCACCATTAAAAGACGTTGCAATTGAAATTGACCGAAGCATGTTAAATTTAGCATTGGGACAAGTTGCGGCTAATCCCAGCATGGAATACGATTCAGGTTTTGATGTCAATAATGGAAGCATAAAAATAAATGACAATCCACGAAGTGGGAGAAAATCATATTCCACAACATCATATTATAATAATAATCCACCTCAAAATTCAAGTGGTTTATATACCGTTTCCATGAGGACAGACCAAAGAACATTTAATCAATATGGGCAAGACCAAAGGTTACGTGCTCCGATTGGGACACCAGAAATTTCTGTTTCAATGGATTATTATGTTGCTTGTGATACGTCAAATGTTTCACAAATTCCAGAAATTAGGCTTTATTATTTTTGCGATTTGGACACACGAGAAGTTATAACACAATCAATAACAGACCGAGATTATTATTACGACCAAAAAGACAGACGTTGGGAAAAAAGCACTAGATTAAATTTTGTTGAATTAAAAGGTGCCACCGATTTTAACAAATGGAACACATTAACAATAACCGTTGATGAATATGATTTATATTCAGGACAGCCTGACGGAATACAATTTGTTCGTGGCGAAATTGGTTTTTTAGCAACCGTTATAAGAAACAATGGTGCTTATGCTTCAAAATATCAAAAAACATATTTAGATAATATTCGTTCCAACGTAAATTATTTTGAACCAAAAAAAGAAATTGTAACGTTACAAAATGTGGCTTCACGTAACACAAAACGACATAATATGAAAATTATTCCATGGCGAACAATTAATGAACGTGGTGGAAATTTTGATTATGAATATATAGAATCCAGCGGAACCACAAATCAATATCAAGGAGCATTGATAAGCAAAGCACAAGAAATTTTGTCTTTATATTCTGCATATGTTAAACGTTACGAATTTACAGCACGTCCAAAAAGAAATTGGTTTGCCATGTCAAATCAATTATATATAAATTTTGACAATTACAAAGATGATGCTATTTCATATGTTGACGGAATAAAAATTAACGTCAAAAACAATGAATATAAAATCATAGCACACAAAGGCATGATTCAAGAATTAGGGCAATTTGACACGTCAGCACGTGTTGAAACATCTTAAAATTACTTTTCATAATAAAATTTTTTTTACAAATTAATTTAAAATAATTTTTTTTATTCAAAATATATTTTATATATTGCCACGATAACACATAAAAAAATATTATATGGAATATTTTGAAATTGAATTTAAAAAGGCATTGAAACAAAATAAAAAAAAGAAATACGATGTCTGCGAAATGTTGGGTTGTTCAGCTCCCACGTTACAAAAAAAAGTTGAAAATCCATTAAAATTTACTTTAAAAAATATATTTGATTTAAAAGATAATGGATTGGATTTTACTGAATATTTTTTAAATAATAATTAAAACCACAAAATGAGAAATAGAATTAAATATTAAAAACATGAAAGAAAAACACATAGTAGAAAAATTACTTAACGTTCAAAAAGAAATTGGAAAAATTTCTAAAAGTGCCACGAATCCATTTTACAAAAGTAAATATGCTGATTTAAATTCCATAATGGATGTTGTTAAACCTTTATTGTCGAAACATGATTTGTTAATTACACAACCATGTGAGGGGAATAAAGTTTATACAATTATTTCAGACCACACAGGAGATTTTAGGCAATCGTTTATAGAAATTCCAGCCAATATTACAGACCCACAAAAATTTGGGTCGGCAATAACTTATTTTAGACGTTACACATTGCAAAGTCTTTTGGCTTTACAGGCTGACGATGACGACGGAAATTTAGCATCAAAAAAAAATGGTAAATTAAAATCGACACACAGCGAAATTACTGCCCTTATTAAAAATGGCGATATTGAAAAAGCACGAAATTATTTGGATAATCATTTGGTTTCAGCTGAACACAAAGAACAATTAACAAATCACTTTAAAAATTAATATATGGAATTAACTGGAAAAATTATAGAAATATTTGACGAACAGCAAGTTAGCGATTCGTTTGTTAAAAAAGAATGTGTCATAGAAACACAAGGCGATTACCCACAAAAAATAAAAATTGAATTTGTGCAAGATGCCGTATCTAAATTAAACACATTTAATGTTGACGACAATGTTATAATTGCAATAAACATTAGGGGTCGTGAATGGTTAGACAAACGAGATAACACAACCAAATATTTCAACTCAATTCAAGGTTGGAAAATTGACAAAGTCGGAAGCCAATTGGCTGAAGGCAAAGTTAAAAAAGTGGCACAATCAGACGATGATTTGCCATTCTAATTTAGAGGGGATTTTTTAAGTCCCCTTTTTTTATGAATAAATATTTAAATTTTTTAAATAACAATTATTTTCGAGAAATGAATCATTACTATATAGAAGGATTACAAATTTTAAACAAAACAAAAATGAGAAAAGTATTTGACACAAACACAGAATATCACAAACACGACAGCATTTCTGCTAGTGGTTTAAAAACAATTTATGAAAAAGGCACAAAATTTTTTGTTGAAGAAATCAGAAAACAAACGTCAGCAATGAATTTTGGCACAGCTGTTCATGTTGCAGTTTTAGAAGGCGAAAAACCTTTTTTTAACGAATTTCATGTATTGCCAAAAATCGACAGACGAACAAAAGAAGGCAAAAATTTATATGCTGAACATTTGGAAAAAGCTGGCGAAAAAAAATTATTGACACAAGATGAATTTATTTTGATTGAAGAAATTTTAAAGGATTTGGACACAAAAGATAAAAAACACATTGTTCCATATTTGGTTGGCGATAAAGAATATTCACACTATGGAACGTTTAATGAAATTGATTGTCGTGTTCGTCCTGATTGCATAAATTATGACAAAAAATTTATTTCAGATGTCAAAACGTGTCAATCAACAAATCCACACAATTTTAGATATGACGTGTTCAAATGGCATTATGATTTACAAGCATGTTTTTATTCTGATTTTTTAGGTTTTGACCCAAAAGATTTTAAATTCATCACAATTATGGCAAAAATGCAAGAGGACAATAATGGAAATAAAGTGCCATTTGTCGATTGTCAATTAAATGAATTAGATGACGATTTTATAAAAAGTGGCAGAAAAAAATATACCGAAGCCATAGCACATTGGAAATTTTATAAAGAATATAAATTACACAAAGGACATGTTTATCCTTACATTAATACAAAAACGAATGCTTATATAATAACAGAAAAAAGAAATGGAATACATCAGGAAGATAGTTGAACAAATATTTGACATTGACATTAGCACAAATTCCAGACAATTAAAATATGTCGAAGCACGAGCATGTTATTATAAATTATGTCGAAAATATACAGCATATACATATGTTCAAATTGGAAAAACATTAAATAAAAATCATGCTACAATTTTACATGGTGTTAACGAATGGCCTGGAATGGTGCGAATTAATCCTGATTTAGCTGAAAAATATGAAATTGCTAAATCTAAATTATTTGAACATGAGCCAGAAATGACACCAGAAAAATTATTGAATCAATACAATAAATTATTGTTAATGAATGTTTTGAAATCAGAAAAATTAAATAAAATAAAAAAAATAATAAACGAATGAACAAAAATAAATATGAAAACAATATGAAAATGTTAGCCGTCAGTTATGCTGGTTTAACGTTCATAATAATGTATTTAATTTTTTTTAATTAATTTTATTTGGAAATTTAAAAATTTTTTTCTATTATTTGCCACATGGCGAATCCATATGACAAATGGTTAGGAAAAGAGGACGTTTTACAACATAAAATTATTAAATATTTAGAATTTAATTATCCGAAATCAATTTGGACACATGTCGGAAATGAAGGTCGGAGAACAAAATTTGAAAGATTTAAAATTAAATATTTGGGTGTAAAAGCGGGAGTTCCTGACGTTTTAATTTTCACACCAAATAAAAAATATAATGGATTGGCAATTGAATTAAAAATTGGATATAATAAACCAACGGACACACAAAAAAAATGGTTGTCTGATTTAAAAAAATGTAATTGGTTTTGTTGTGTTCAAAAAGATTTTGATTCAGCTGTAAATTTAATTAACCAATATTTTAAAAATGATTTATAAATATGTTTATTTTTATGAAGAAAAACAAAAAGTAAAATTTATTGCCAATGCTTCAATCGACATTCCAATTCAATATGAATATGTTGGAAAAATGAATGATGTCGAATTTAACGTGTTAATAGATTTTTTATGGGAAATATACCAAGACAATGACATACCATTAGACGAATTTAAAAAGCATTTTCGAGATTTTAGACATTTTTTGGATGCTAAAAAACAATTATTTAAAACAAAATAAAATGAAAAAATTAATTTGTAAAATAATATATTATATAACTTTTAAGCAAATTTGCTTAGGTTATTGTAAAAAGTAAATAAAATGAAAAACAAATGGAAATTAATAAAATATTTAAACCAAAGCGATTTGACAATTTCACGATTGTTCCAAATATAGTTTTTAGGATTAAAAATATTTCGTTGGGTGCCACAGGATTATATTCTTATTTGTTCAGCCATGACGAAAATAATCCAATTACAATAACATATTTACAAGGACATTTTAAAGAAAGTTATAAAGCAATAAAAGCACGTTTGGAAGAATTAGAAAAACATAATTTGTTACGACGTGAACGAATCAGGTATAATGGAAAATTTGCTGGATTTAATTATTATTTACATGACGGCACCATTGTTCAAAAAGACAACACCATTGTTCAAAAAGACAATTGTCAAAAGGACAAAGAAAATAATAATAATAATATTATTAATATAGTTAAAAAACAAAATGCCATGGATGAAAATAGTATGGCTTATAAATCGTTAAATCATTTCATTGAATTATTTCCAAAAAAATATCACCCAAAAACCGATGCACAAAAATTTTTATGGTATGAAACATTGGACAAAATTGAACGTTTGGATAAATATGATTTACGTGATGTTTTTAAAATATGTAATGTTTTAAGACAAGATAATTTTTGGAGTGGAAATTTTTTGTCGTTACGTAAATTAAGGCAAAAAGATAAAAATGGAATTCGTTACGTTGACAGATTTATGGATAAATATAATCGTGCCACAAAACCAAATTGTTATTATAAAGTAAATGGCATTGAAGAATATTTTATTTATGTCGAGGACAAAAAAGAAAAATTGGGAGCTGTAACACATAATGGAACTTTAAATGCTTATAATTTACAAAGTTTTTTAAATTTCGTTGAATATGATATTTTATTGAAATATGCCAAGTCTAATAAGAAATAGAAATCAAATAAAACAAGTCATTGATTTTACAGGAATTGGAAACAATAAATTCCACCCAACCGACATTGATGCTGTTTTTGAATTTGACAACAAAGTTTTAATTTTAATGGAAGTCAAAAAACATAATAACAAATTACCAATCGGTCAAAAACTGGTTTTGGAACGTATTATAAATAGTTGGCACACGACACAAAGCATTGCTTTAATTGTAAAACATAATTATAAAAATGACAATGAAAACATTCCATTAAAAGAATGTGATTGTGTTGGATATTTTTATCAGGGCAATTGGTGGGAAGTTAACATAAAATTATACGATTTATTGAAAAAAATTTTAACAGCATGGAATGTGAACAAAATAAAATTATAAAGCAAATTTTGGCTTTAAAAAAAAACCTTATAAATTGTGATAATAAATTGGCAATTCAAAAATTGCAACAAAAATTAATAGACAATGAACATAATAAAACAATTATTCGAGATAAAACAAAATCAAAATTACATCATTACAATTCCGAAACATTTTGAAAGCAAACGTAAATACAAAAAATTTATGAAATCCACGAATAAATTTATAAAGACAAATATTACGTATGATAGACGAACTTAGAAATTTAGGAATAAAAATAACAGGAAACAAAACACAATTTAAAACAACATGTCCAAAATGTTCACACACACGAAAAAACAAATTGGAAAAATGTTTGTCAGTAAATACAACAGACGGAAAATATTGTTGTCATAATTGTGGTTGGTCTGGTTATGCAAAAACAACCAAACAACAATACACGATTCCACCAAAAATTAGTGTTGAATTAAGTCCAAAAATTATTGATTGGTTTAAAGAACGTGCAATTAGTTTGGCTACATTGTCGAATTGGAAAATATCGGAAAGCGTTGAATATATGCCACAAGTTCAAGAAAATCAAAAGTGCATCAATTTTAATTATTTTAAAAATGAAAAATTAGTTAATATTAAATATCGTTCAGCTGACAAAAATTTTAAAATGGTTAAAAATGCTGAATTGGTTTTTTATGGAATCGACAATTTAAAAAATCATGTTGGACGTTGTTACATAGTCGAAGGCGAAATGGATGCTTTAAGTTTACACGAAGCTGGAATTTATTCTGTCATTTCTGTTCCGAATGGTGCAAGTAAAGGAAATCAAAATTTACAATATTTAGACAATTGTTATGAATTTTTTAAAGAAATAAACGAAGTGATTTTATGCACAGACAATGACGAAGCTGGAATAAAATTACGTAATGAATTGGCAAGACGTTTGGGATATTACAGGTGTAAATTTGTTGATTGGGGAGAATATAAAGATGCCAATAATGTTTTAATTGAAAAAGGAAGTGAAACGTTAAGGACGTATTTAAAAAAAGCAAAACCATATCCATTGGAAGGTGTTTTAAATATTGATGACATTTGGGATAGTGTTTTAAATTATTCAGAACAAGGCATTGAAAATTTTTCCATTGGATTGGGAGAAAGCGACACGTATTTTAAAATGGCATTTGGCGAATGGTCGGTTGTGAGTGGCATTCCAAATTCAGGCAAATCGGATTTAATCGACCAAATTTTAGTTAACATGGCTGTCAAATATGGATTTAGGTCAGCAATATTTTCGCCAGAAAGTTTTCCATATGAAGGACATATAAAACGAATGGCAAATAAATTTAAAAACAAAATGTGTTCCACAGATGATTTGGACGACAGCAAAGAATTTATAAAAGAATATTTTTCATGGATTAAAATTGATTTAAAAAATTTGACGTTAAATGGAATATTACAAGCATTCAAAGAATTGGTGTTACAACGTGGTGTTAAAATTTGTGTCATTGACCCTTATAATATGCTCGACCATTCAGCACAAAAAGATTTTAGTTACATCGGCAAACAATTAAGTCAAATAACACAATTTTGCCAACAAACAAACACACATTTATTTTTAATTGCACACCCAAGAAAAATCACGTCAGAAAATGGTGTTTTTGCTAAACCAAATTTATATTCAATAAGTGGTTCAGCCGATTTTTTTAATAAAGCATATAACGGAATAATTGTTTATCGTTGCATTGGCAATCGAACAAAATATAAATCTGATTTGGTTAAAGTTCATGTCGAAAAAGTAAAACGAAAAGAAAACGGCCAGCTGGGAACATTTGAAGTGGCACCAGATTTTAAAAATGGTGGTGTTTATCGTGCATTGGATAAATCAGATAAAATAATTACAATTGAAAAAGACATTCCATTTTAATGACAACAAAAGAAAAAATAGAAAAATTTACCAAAGAAATAACCGATTTGTTAATTGAAAAAAATAAAGCATATGGCGACAGCGCAACAAATCCAAAAATTCGTGTTTTTAGCAAACATTTAAAATTAACCGATGGTTTAAGAAGTCGCATTGATGACAAATTAAATAGGATTTCCAACATTGGTTTTGACAGCAAATTTAACGAGGACACATTGAAAGATTTAATTGGTTATCTCATTCTTTTGTATATTGCAGAAAATGAGAATAAAGATAGATTTATTTCCTGACGGTTTATTATTTGGTTTTACATATTACCCAAAATCCACATATGACGAATTTGATTTTACCGAAATCAATATTTATTTATTATTTTGTAAAATTCATTGTCAATGGAACCAAAATTAAAAGCACAAAGCTGGTGTTTAGCCAATGGATTTAAAATTTATATTTTGCCTTTAAAAAACGACAATCGTGTCAAAATTGTCGTAGAAAATCACGATTCCAAATATATTTCTCCTGTTTTTTATAATAATCAATCGTTAGCATCGTCAAAAATTTGGGAGATTTACGAATATTTATACAAAAAACATAAAAAAAATAAAAAAAATTAAAAAAATATTTGCTAATTAAAAGAATATTTGTATATTTACATAGTAAAACAATTAAAACATATATACAAATGGAAAATTTAACAAACATTAAAAAACAAAACGAAGAAACAATTAAAGCATTATCAGTTTTAATTAATAAATTCAAACAAGACAAAACAGATGCTGTATTGCAAGTTGTAACGGAATATATTTCAGACAAAACTGGAATTGATGTTTCAATACTTTTTGAATCAGAAAACAATTACAGAATTCCATTGAGAACAGGAATTCACAAAAATGATTTATGTAATGTTGACGGACAATATATATTTGGCAGAAGTTATAGAGAATATGTGCTTGACATGTATGTTAACATGTCGTCATTTAATTCAGATAATTTTCACAAATATCCGAATGATTATGACATCAACCAAAGAATTGCAGCTTTACAATTGACACCTTTTTTAACAGAGGATTTTGTTAGAGAAATTTCTGACGTTGTTGGCACAATACATTTAGGTGCTGACGAAGATTTTGCAATGCAAATGGAAAGCAAAAAAAATGCTTTGTCATCAGAAAATTTACAATTGGCAAATGACATTCAAGAAATTTGGGAATTGCAAGTTTTGGAAACGTTACAAAACAATGACGTTGTAGTTGATGACAGATTATATTGGGGTGTTGGAGATTATTCTTACGAATATGCTGAAGAATTACGAATTGACAAGGTTAATCCAAAATCAATTGGTTGTTCATTCATCAAGAAAAGAGGTCTTGAGTCGCCACGTGTTGTAACAAAAAATGTTAAAACATCAGCATTTTTTGACATGGTTTGGGGTCTTGTTAAGGCTGAAAAAACAACTGACGAATTAATAAAAGAAGCAAAGGTAGAAAAAGAATTAAATATTGCTTAATTTACAAATTATTAATTTGTTTTACGGGGGTTGATTATTCAGCCCCTTTTTTTTTTAAAAATTTTTTTTCTAATTTTACAAAAAAGAAAAACAATGAAAATAGCGATTAACAAAATAAAACCTAACACGAATAATCCACGTTACATTAAGGACAACAAATTCAAAAAATTAGTCCAATCAATAAAAGAATTTCCACAAATGTTAAAATTAAGACCAATTGTCGTTAATTCAGACATGATGGTTTTGGGTGGCAATATGAGATTAAAAGCATGTAAAGAAGCTGGATTAAAAGACGTTTATGTAAAAGTGGCAAGCGATTTAACCGAACAACAACAAAAAGAATTTATAATAAAAGACAATGTTGGTTTTGGGGATTGGGATTGGGATATTTTGGCAAACGAATGGGACACAAATGATTTGGATGATTGGGGTTTGGACGTCCCAAAAGAACCATTACCAGCTGAGGAATTTGATTTTGAAAATGAAGCATGGTTTTTAAATATTGAATTTGAGGACGAAAACGAAGCACAAAAATGGTATGAAAAATTAAAACAAGAAAATTTAAATATAAAAATCGTTCAATGATACCAAAAACAATTGAAATTATTTTAAAATCAGACGTCAACAAAGAATTTAGATGTCAAGTTGCCGCAAATAGTTTGGACATTGACGTTGAAAAAAAATCAACACATCATTTAAAAATCGACAACATAAATTTACCAAATGAATGGAATATTGGATTGGTTTATGGAAATTCAGGAAGCGGAAAAACAACAATGATTAAACATTTATTTGGCGATGACGTTTTTGACGTAAAATTAAATGAAAACGAGCCAATAATTAATCAATTGGATAAATCGTTGACATATGACGAATGTGCCAAAATGTTAAATGGCATTGGATTAAATTCTGTTCCATGTTGGATTAGGCCTGTTAAAACATTATCCAATGGGCAAAAAGCACGTGCTGAAGCCGTTTATTTAATGACACAAGCAGACGAAATTTGTTTTTTAGATGAATGGACATCTGTCGTGGACAGAACGGTAGCAAAAGCAATGTCAAAATGTTTATATAAATATGCGAAACGAACAAACAAAAAAATTGTTTTATGTTCATGTCATATTGATATAATCGAATGGTTAAATCCTGATTGGTTAATTGATTGCAACAAACAAAAATTTTTGCTTCCAAAATCGGAAGATTTTTTTTTTAAAAAACGAGAACAATTACAATTCGACATCAAAGAAATTGGACGAACAAGCTGGAAATATTTTAGCAAATATCATTATTTAAGCGACAAATTGCCTGGTGGCAAAATATATTTATATGGTTTGTTTCACAAAAACAATCAAATTGGTTTTCAATGTTTTGCTAATTATGTCCCACATAGGAAAGGCACCACAATAATTTATCATTCAAATCGTGTCGTTATACACCCTGATTACAACGGATTGGGACTTGGCATAAAAATGGTAAATGCTTGTGCTGAATTATTAATGTCCAAAATTCGTTGTCGTGTCATGACAAAATTTTCGGTTATTCCAATGTATAAATCAACGTTAAAAGATAAAAATTGGAAATATTTGGGATTTAAAAGAACAATGGGCAAATTGTCGGTTGGCGGAAACATGTTGAGAAAAAAAGGTTTTAGGGAAAAAGGTGTTAAAACGTTTCAATTTGAATATATTGGACATAAAAATAAAAATGTTTTAAATTTGCAACATGAACAAAACCGAACACCATAAAAAAGCATTATTGAAAGCATTGGAAAAATCATTGGGTGTTGTTACCACAGCATGTAAATCGGTTGGTGTTGGACGAACAACATATTATGATTGGTTGAACAATGACAAACAATTTGCCGATGCTGTAAAAGACATTGAAAACGTGGCATTGGATTTTGCCGAAAGTCATTTACATAAACAAATCCAAAACAATAATACGTCAGCAACAATATTTTATTTAAAAACAAAAGGTAAACACAGGGGTTATGTTGAAAGACAGGAAATAAATGTTGAAGGCAATATTGAAAGCAAATTAATTGAATGGACACCAGCAAAATAAAAGTCAAAGAATTTTGCAATAAACAATTTTACCAAATAGCAAATTCCAAAAAAAGAATTGTTGTATTACAGGGCGGTGCTCGAAGTGGCAAAACATATTCATGTTGCCAATATTTAATTTACAGAATCATTAATGCAGAAACACCATTGACAATCACGATTGTTCGTAATACGTTACCAGCTTTAAAAAGGTCGGTGATGAGGGATTTTTTGGGATTGTTGGATAAATTAGGATTATATTATTTAGGTGTTCATAACAAAGCTGAAAACACGTGGAGTTATAATAAATCACTTGTCCAAATGATTAGTGCCGATGACCCAATGAAATTAAGGGGAGCAAAACACGACATCGTATTTATTAATGAAGCAAACGAATGTAATTTTGAAACGTTTAAACAAATCAATATGAGGACAACGGAAAAAATTATTATTGATTTTAATCCGAGTGAAGCAATAAATTGGATTTATAATGAATTGATTGACGTAAAAAATAATGATGTTGATTTTTTTATTAGCACATGGCGAGATAATAAATTTTTGGAACAAAGCGTAATTGACGAAATCGAAAAATTAAAAGACAGGGACATGGATTATTACAATGTATTTGGATTGGGTCAACGTGCTGTTTTCAGTCAAAGGCAAATTTATACCAATTGGAAATATATTGATTACAAGGATTTTCCTGACACAGAATATTATTTGGGTTTGGATTGGGGATATTCAGCTGATGCCACAGGAATTGTTAAAGTCGGCAAGGTAAATGATAAATTGTTTGTTCACGAAATATTATACAGAAAAGGAATGACAAATCAAGACATATCTAATTTTTTAAAAGAAAATAATTTGGACAAAATGTTGTTGGTTTATGACAGCGCTGAACCAAAATCAGGCGAAGAAATCAGACGTGCTGGAATTTTAGCAAAACCAAGCATTAAAGGTGCTGGGAGTGTTAATGCTGGAATTAGCAAAATAAAAGAATTTGACGTGCATGTCAGCAAACAATCCAAAAATTTATATCGTGAACAACAAGGCTATTTGTGGGAAGAAACAAAGGACGGAACAATAATTAATAAACCAATTAATGCTCCTGAACATTTATTGGATGCTTTGAGATATGTTGTTTACACACGATTTAAAAGCAACCAAAATTTCTTTATAATATAAACAATTTAATTTTTTGTAAATTTGGAACAAAATTATTATTAGCATGGGTTTATTGGACAATCTACGAAATTTAATTTTCAAACAATCACAAGCGACGGCAGAAAAATACAATCGAGCAATTTATAATTATCTTGGCAATTCAATCGTTTGGAATGCTGAAACAGATGACACGTATATAAATGAAGGTTATAGAAAAAATTCGACAATATATTCTTTGGTTAACATCATAACAAAAGCAGCTGGAATTATTCCATTTCAAATTTATGAAAAAACAAACGACAATAATTTTAAACGTTATAAATCATTAACATCAGGCATGTTGGATAATTCAACAATTCAACATATAAAATTATTGAGAAAAAATTCCATGATTGAATTAGAAGATACCGAATTACATGAATTGTTAAATCGTCCAAATCCAGCACAAAGTTATAATTCATTTATAACCGAATTAATTGCATTTGGTTTGTTAACTGGAAATCGTTACATATACGGAATTGGTCCTGACACAGGAGTTAATTTAGGCAAATATTCAGAATTATATATTTTGCCAAGTCAAAAAATGGAAATAATAAGTGGTGGTTTACATCAACCAATTAAAGAATATGCTTTGCAATACAATGGCACGTATAAAATTCCAGCTGAAGAAATATGCCATATAAAAGATTTCAATCCATATTATGACGGAAGCGGTTCAAATTTATATGGACAAAGTCCATTAAAAGCTGGTTTACGAAGCATGACAACAAACAATGAAGCAGTTGAAACAGGTGTCAAATATTTACAAAACCAAACAGCACGTGGAGTTTTGACGACACAAGAAGAGGACGGAATTTCTGAATTACAAGCACAACAATTAAAAGACAAATTTCGTCAAGCACATCAAGGTAGTTCAAATGCTGGGGATATATTAATAAGTCCAAAAAAAATGTCGTGGGTTAATTTTGGTTTAAATGCTTCAGATTTATCATTAATCGAACAATACAATGCTTCCATAAAAGATTTGGCAAATATTTATAACGTGCCTGTTCAATTGTTAAACAACACAGATAGTTCGTCTTATAACAATATGAAAGAAGCAAAAAAAGCATTATATCAAAATGCTGTCATTCCACAATTAATAAAAGTCAGGGACGAATTGAATCGTTGGTTGGCACCAAAATATGGGGACAAATTATGTATTGATTTTGATTTTACGTCAATTGCTGAATTACAAGAGGAAACAGAAAAAGTTGTTGAGCAAATGTCAAAAAGTTGGTGGTTAACACCAAACGAAAAACGTGAAGCAATGAATTATGGAATTATTGAGGACAATCCACAAATGGACGATTTTTATATTCCACAAAATTTAATGTCCCAAAATGGAACTGATTTTGTTTTGCCAGATGTCGAAATTCCAGAAACACCGATTGAAAATGAAACTGAAGCAAACGAGGAAATAAAAGCAAAAGTTCCAAATTTGCCTGATGCTTACACAACACAAGCCGAAGCCGAAGCACGTGCCGAACAATTAGGTGGGAGTGGTTATCACACACATGAATATGACGGCGAAACAATTTACATGCCATTTGAAACACATGAGGAATATGAAAATGCTTTGGAAGAAAACAAATATCATTATGGCAAACCACATGACGATGACGATAAAAAAATGTTAACCAAAGAGGAAACATTTGACAATTACCCACAATCAGCAACAAACAATGCCAAAAGAATGATAGCATGGAAAGAAAAATATAAAGACGAAGTCAAAGCTGGAACGAGGGTCGGTTGGACACGTGCATCACAATTGGCAAACAGAAAACCATTGTCGTTGTCAATTTTAAAACGAACAAAAAGTTTTTTAGCACGACACAAAAAAAATTCAACAATTAATCCAAAATTCAGGGACACTCCATGGAAAGACAAAGGTTATGTGGCTTATAATATTTGGGGTGGCGAAAGCATGAGAAAATGGGTTAACAAACTCATTGACAGATTAGACAATGCCTAACCATTACACACAAGAACAACTTTCAGACATTTGGCATGATTTTGAAAAAAACAGGCTGATTGTAGAAAAAAAAATGTTTCGTTTTTTATATAATCATTATTTAAAAAAATTTGTAGCAATTAACGAACAATTATTATTGGGCAAATCAATAAATCAAGCAATTTATTTTAATCAAAAATGGGTAAACGAAATGTATTCCACGATTTATAAAATTGGTGGTTTACGTTTTGCTAATTGGTATGCAAACACACACAAAGATTTTATAATTAAAGAACAAACCGAAGGCAGTTTAAATTTGCCTGTTTCGGTTTACAATGCAATATTTGAAGAATATTCTCGACAGGTGTCATTGTTGTTCGGTGCTCAAATTGTTTCACATGCAACACAAAATGCCATACGTGTTTTTGAAAATTTAATGAAAGGCAATGTTGCTGGTTTTGAAAATTATAGTTCATTTGGCATTGATAAAAAAGCAAAAATATTATTACAACAAACAAAAGCACAATGCCGAATATTTGCCAAACGTGTGGCATTAACCGAGGGAACACGAATAGCAAATTATTCAATACATAGAACAGCATTAACATTTTTCAATCAGGACGATTTAATCAAAACATGGATTTCAGCAAAAGATTCGGCTGTTCGTGAAACACACGGCGAAGCCGATGCACGTTATTCGTCCAATCCAATACCAAGCAAAGACAATTTTATTGTTGGTGGCGATTCAATGCAAAGACCAGGTGCTGGAGTGTCAGCAAAAGAAAACGTCAATTGTCGTTGTGTGTCGTGGGAATATCCCAAACCAAATGCACAAACAATTGCCAACATTGACGATTTTGGATTTGGTATTGGTGGTGGAGGATTTATTAATTAAAAAATTATTAACTTTGGAAAAAATTTGAAACATGAATTTAATATTTAAACAAAGTCCATTGGGTGAAGTCGCTGACATTGACGACAAAAATGGCATCGTAAAAGGTTATGGTTCTTATTTCGATAATAAAGACAGCGACGGCGATATTATAAAAAAAGGAGCATATAAAAAAACAATTGAAGAAAACGGTTATCGTGTTAAATATTATTACCAACACAAAATGGACCAACCAATCGGCAAATTAAATGAATTATACGAGGACGAAAAAGGTTTGGTTTTTGTTGCTGAAATACCCAAAACACAACTGGGAAATGATGTTTTAGAATTAATGAAAAATGGTGTAATTACAGAAAATTCTGTTGGAATTATGCCAATACAAAAAGAAATTATGGACGGATACAGGGAAATTTCCGAAGTTAAATTATACGAAATTTCAGCTGTAAGTTTGGCTGCAAATGACCAAGCAAAAATTTTAGATGTCAAAGGCAATTATGATTTTGACATTATAGAAAAACGATATGAAAATTTATGTAAACTAATACGAAAAGGCAATATTTCAGACGAAATGGGATATGCCATAGAATGCGAAATATTAAAACTCAAAGGTATTTTTACCGACTTAATCACAAAGCCAGTTGAAAAAACTACTTTGCCGATTGTTAAAGATGACGTTTCAGTTTATAAATATTTGATTGATAATTTAAAAATTTAGTTAAACCTTTTTTCGGATTTTTATATAAAATCCCATTACATTAAAAAATGGAAGAAAATGTAAAAAAAGAACTTGACCAATTAGGAGATATTATTGATGCTAAAATTGAAAAAGCATCAGGTCAAGCCATGGAAAGGGCAGATAAAAAGGCTGACGAAACTTTGACTCTCCTCCTTTCCTTCTTCCCTCT